CTCAATAACACTTCAAAATGTTGGAACATTTCTTGAAGATGAAATTAATTATGATGATTTATCACAAGAAGATAGAAAAGAACTTGATGAACTTTTGGAGGAAATTGAACTAATGGTTAGTCATTTACAAAATGACGAATTAGGTATGGGTAGTATTGAAGGAAACCCAAAAGAAGTTTCTAAAAGAGCAGTTGAATTTATTAAGAAATTTTCTACAAAAAATGAGGGTATAATTAAACTAACAGAATTAATAAAAGAAAATAAAAGAAAAGACTTACTTAAAGTAGCTACTACACTTGGTAAATCACCAAGTGATATCAACAAGTTTTTAAAAAAACATAAACTTGACGCAGATGATTTATTAGATGTAATAGAAACTGGTGGAAGACGATATTCATTAGCTATTATAGCAGCTATGAGAGGTAATCGTAGAGCATTAAGACAATTAGATGATTTATTAGGATTTTTATAAAATGATTAAATTAAAAAGTTTATTAAAAGAGTGGAACGATACTTCGTTTAAAAAACTACCAAAAAGGTGGTCTAAAAATATTAATGAAAAAGACGGATTTACTGAATTGGAAAGAATAGAGTTAGATGAAGATTTAAAAGTCAAAGAAACTGATATTGACGGAAGAATTTACAATTGGAAAGAAGAAATGGAAAAAGGTAAGTTTGACCCTGAAAATCCAACGGTTCATCTTCTTGGATATGGAACAATGCCTTACAAAAGTCTACAAAAATTTACTGCAAATGATTTAATATCAATAGCCAAAGAATTAAAAAGAGGTAATGTAAAAAAAGCACATAATAAATTAATTGATAACTTTTCAAATATTGTATTGTGGAAAGTTAAATGTTTAAATGATGTTAGAAAAGAATTAAAAACATCAGTTTGGAAACGAAGAATTACAATGTATAAAAATAAGAAAAAATATGGTTAAATATGAGATATGCCGGAGATAGAATGAAATATACAAAAGTAAAACCAAAAAGATTTGATAACTTACTTGTTATTACCAAAGATGAATTGGAGGATTTAAAAAAAGGACTTCCTATTCAAAGAAAAGGATATAATATAATGTTAGAAGATTTAAGAAAATGGTTCAAACAGAAATGGGTAAACATTGGAAAAAAAGTTGGTGGTAAACACCCAGAATGTGGAACAAGTGGAGATAAAAGAGGATACGCAAAATGTGTTCCAGCTTCCAAAGCCGCATCAATGAGTAAAAAAGAAAAAGAGACAGCCACACGAAGAAAACGAAGAGCTCAAAACAAAGCTGGTCGTGGTGGTAAAGCTTCAAAAGGACAAGGTAAGAAACCAATTATGACAAAAACAGAAGCAAGAGGAACTTGTTGGGTAGGATACAAACAAGTTGGTATGAAAAAGAAAGGTAATAGAATGGTGCCTAATTGTGTAAAAGAAAATGTAGAGATTTACTATGAAGAAAATGGTAAAGGATACGGATATACATTTGAATTCATTACTGATAAAAATTTACAAGAAGCAGAGTATCAAGGTCGTAAAGTAAAACTTGGAAAGCCTATGAGAGGTGATGTTAAGAAATTTAAAGTTTATGTAAAAAATCCAAAAGGAAATGTTGTAAAAGTAAACTTTGGTCAAGGTGGTAAAGCCAAAGGTGGAACAATGAGAATTAGAAAATCTAACCCAGCAGCGAGAAAAAGTTTTAGAGCAAGACACAATTGTGATAATCCAGGCCCAAGACATAAAGCTCGTTATTGGTCTTGTAGGAAGTGGTAAATGAATGAACAGATTAGTAAGACAATTAATTTCGCCGTTCTTAACAGAACAAGTAAAAGCAAAAAGAGTTATAGCAATATATCCTGGTAGGTTTCAACCTTTCGGGCCTCATCATAGAAAAGTATTTCAAAACTTACAAAAAAAATTCGGTAAAGTTTATATAACAACATCTGGTATTAAACAACCGCCAAGACACCCAATGAATTTTGGTGAAAAAGTTCGTCATATGGTTAAAATGGGTATTCCAAAAAATAGAATTGTAAAAGAAAGAGTTCCTTATGTAGCCAATAATTTATTGAAAAAATTTAAAGATGATACAGCAGTAGTTTATGTATTTGGTGCAAAAGATGCAGGAAGATTAAAGGGTGGAAAGAAAAAATCAGGTGGATTAACTTATTATCAAGATTATAATAAGAATAAAGGAAACTTACTTGGTTATAAAGAACACGGATATATTTATACTGCACCAACTGTAAAAGTTAGTGGTATTACAAGTGGAACTGAAATAAGAAATTTATTAGGTAGTTCCAAAATGGAAAGAAGTAAAAGAGAAAAGTTATTTCAAAAAACTTTTGGTTATTTTGATAAAGGTATTTTCAATATGTTAACAAACAAATTCAGAAAGTTGACAGAAACAAAAAAACCCATTGAAAAAAGATTAGATTTATCAGAAGAAGTTCAATTAATTATAGAAGGTGGAGCATATGGACATATGTCACACCCGTTTGATGATAATAATTTAACTTTTGGTGATTTAAAAAAGATTATTAAATTGGGTTTATCAGGAAAATTAAATCGTGAAGAAGATGTAACAGAAAAAACAGACGGACAGAATTTAATGATTACTTATCGTGACGGAAAAGTTTTAGCCGCAAGAAACAAAGGACAAATTAAAAATCGTGGACAAAACGCACTTGATATTAATGCAGTAGCGAAAAAGTTTAGTGGTCGTGGTGATATTAGAGATGCGTTTGTATTTGCTATGAAAGATTTATCAAGTGCAATAAAGAGTTTAAGTGATAAACAAAAAGACAAAATTTTTAAGAATGGTGAAATCTTTATGAATTTAGAAATTATCTATCCAGCGTCATCAAATGTAATAGATTATGATAAACAAATTCTACAATTTCACAATTCAATCAAATATGATAAAAATGGTAATGCAGTTGGAGAAGTAAAAGGTTCAGGTAGAATGTTGCAAGGTATGATTAAACAAGTAAATCAAGACATTGGGAAACATTTTAAGATAATAAAACCAAAAGTTTTAGCTTTACCAAAAAAAATTGATTTTGGGAAAAAAGTTGATATTTATTATAAGAGAGTAAATAAGTTACAATCTCAGTATGGGTTGAAAGACACAGATACATTAGGTTTATATCATCAGTCTTTTTGGCAAGAATATATTTATAATGCAGGAAAACAATTTGGTTATAATGTTCCTAAAACAATTTTAAAAAAATTGACTAAAAGATGGGCGTTTTTTGATAAAAGTTATAAAATACCAAATATTAAAAAAGACTTAAAAAAACAACCTAAATTTTTAGAGTGGGTTATGAATATAGATAAACAAGACCATAAAAATATGGTAAAGAAAAATATGTTACCTTTCGAGAAGATTTTCTTTGCAGTAGGAGCAGATATATTATTAAATTTATCAAACTTTATTGCAGCTAATCCAACGAAAGCTGTAGAAAAGATTAGAAAAGATATTATAAAAGCATCTAATAAAGTTAGAGCTGGTGGTGATATTAAAAAGATGAAAACATTAAAACAACAATTAGAAAAATTAAATTCAATTGGTGGACTAAAAAAGATAGTCCCAGTTGAAGGAGTAGTATTTAAATATAAAGGAAAAACCTATAAGTTTACTGGTGCTTTTGCACCCGTAAATCAAATATTAGGGTTAGTGAGTTTTTAGTATGGCAGGTAGGTCAAAAGAAGCCGAAAGACAAAATGTAGCATTAAAAAATATCCTTGACGGAAAACCAACAGAGAAAAGAAGTATGGTTGGATATCAAGGAGAACAAGAAAAAAATCTTGGTGGAAAAACAAGAGAATCTGAATTAAGTAAGATAATGCAATCAGTAAGAATGCCTTTGTTTTGTCCTAAATGTAAAAAAACAATGAAGAAAAAACTTGATGATAAGTTTTGGAGATTGTTTGAACATTGTTGGGATTGTCAAATAGACTTTGAACACAAATTACGACTTGAAGGAAAGTATGATGAGTGGGCAACTGAAAGAGCAAAGAACAATCAAAAAGGTTGGATTGAAGATATGATTCAGAGTATAGAACAATGGAGAACTGAACGACCAGTTGACCAAATTTATGATGTTGGTATTAAAAACCCAGAGGTTAAAATTGAAAAAGCACAAGTTAATGAAAAAGCTTTAAATAAACTTGCTGATGATGCCATAAAAGACTTGAAAAAAATGAAAGAAAACATATAACTAACTATTTATAGGTAAGGAGAAAATAATGTTTAAAAAACTACTTGGAATGTTAGCAGTAATCGGAACGATTGTTGGTGCTTTTATGGGTGCAAAAAAATCTAAAGAGTTAAAAGAACTCGAAGGTAAGATTGATGAATCCAAAAAAGATGAAAAAGATGTAGAATCTAAAATCACCAAACTTGAAAAAAACAAGAAAAAAAATAAAAAAGAAATCACTTCTTTAAAAAGAAAACTTACTATTTCTAAAAAGAAAACGACAGAAATGGAAAAGACTTTTGAAAAAGGTGATGCCGATGAAGCTGCAGATTTTTTAAAAAATTTTAGTAAATAAAGGTAATTAGTATGAAAAGATTAATATTATCGTTGACTTTGATTGGCCTACTCTTTTCACAAGACAAAACCTATACCTTTACCGAAGAAGAAGTGGTAAATATGGGTAATAAGGTTAAGGAACTTGAACAAACAGTAGAGAACCAATCGGAGCAATTAGGTATTTACTCTGAGTTAATGAAAAAATATGAGAATCAAACACAAATTGATTCTATGTTAATTTCATTTAAAACTCAACAAGTAAATATATTAAAAGACCGTGAAGTTTTATATGAGAAGCAAATTAAACTCATAAAACCAAAGTGGTATGAGAATAAATGGTTGTATTTTACATTTGGTGTAATTGCAACTTCAGCTTCCATAAAACTTGCCGGTGAAATAGTTGATTAATGGAAAATAAAAAACAATTAAAAGAAGCCATTAAAAGAGAATATGCTAAGTGTGCACAAGACCCAACTTATTTTTTGGGAAAGTATGGAATAATACAACACCCTGTTAGAGGTAAAGTTAATTTTAACTTATACGATTTTCAGGAAAAATCATTGAAATCTTTTATGCAGAACGACTATAATGTCGTTTTAAAAGCTCGTCAATTGGGTTTATCAACATTAACTGCTGGATATGCGTTGTGGATGATGACATTTCAACAAGATAAAAATATCTTGGTTATCGCTACAAAACAAGATACAGCAAAGAATTTAGTAACAAAAGTTAGAGTAATGCATGCTAACTTACCAGCTTGGTTAAAACAACCTTGTGTTGAGGACAATAAATTATCATTACGATATAAAAATGGTTCTCAAGTTAAAGCGGTAGCGAGTTCTGAAGAATCAGGTCGTTCCGAAGCATTGTCATTACTTATTATTGATGAGGCAGCATTTATTGATAAAATTGATACAATATGGGCCGCTTCACAACAAACACTTGCGACTGGTGGTAAAGCTTTGATTATTTCTACACCAAATGGTGTGGGTAATTTTTTCCATAAAACTTGGATGGATGCTGAAAATGGTGTAAATGATTTTAATTTTATTAAACTACATTGGTCATTACACCCAGACAGAGATGAAAGTTGGAGAAAAGAACAAGATAAATTATTAGGGCCTTCATTAGCCGCTCAAGAATGTGATTGTGATTTTATCACTTCTGGTCGTTCAGTAATCGATGGTTTGATACTTGAAAAGATTAGAGAGAATAGTGTAAGAGAACCGATGGAAAGAAGAGGTATAGATTCTAACTATTGGATATGGCAACCACCAAACTATACAAAAAACTATGTGGTGAGTGCAGATGTTAGTAGAGGTGATGGAACTGATTATTCAGCGTTTCATATTATAGATGTGGAAACATTGGAACAAGTAGCTGAATATAGAGGTAAAATCTCTACACAAGATTTTGGTAATATGTTAGTAAATGTAGCTACCGAATATAACAATGCTTTGTTGGTTGTTGAAAATAACAACATTGGTTGGGCAGCAATTCAACAAGTCATTGATAGAGAGTATGAAAACTTGTTTTATACAAGTAAAGATTTGCAATATGTTGATGTTCAACATCAAATGACAAATAAATATAGAACTCAAGAACGAAATATGGTTCCTGGATTTAGCACTACACAAAAGACAAGACCTTTAATCGTTGCAAAGTTAGAGGAAATGTTCAGAGAAGAATCAGTTAATGTTCACTCACAAAGATTAATTGATGAGTTGTTTGTATTTATTTATAATGGTAATAGAGCGGAAGCACTACAAGGATATAATGATGACTTGGTAATGTCTTTCGCAATAGCCCTTTGGGTTAGAGATACCGCATTAAGATTGAGAAGTGAAGGTATAGAACTTTCTAAAAGAGCAATAAGTGGTATATCACAAAATCCAGCTGTCTATAAACCAGAACCGAACAAAAACGATTCTTGGGAAATGGAAGTAAAAGGGGAAAAAGAAGATTTAACTTGGTTAATTAAATAAGAGGTAAAAAATGGCTGATAGAGATTTATTCAGTAGATTAAGAAGATTGTTTTCAACGAATGTTATCGTAAGAAATGTTGGTGGAAGACGATTAAAAATAGCAGATACACAACAAGTTCAGAGTATCGCAGGGAAAGATTTAGTCGATAGGTTCTCCCGTTTATATAAGAGTCCACACGGAATGAGTGGATATAATCAATCATTGTATCAGAAGACAATGAGATTGGGATTATTTAGGGATTATGAAGCAATGGATTCTGACCCATTAGTAGCATCCGCATTAGATATTTATGCAGACGAAACAACACTAAAATCAGAGTATGGTGATATTCTTACTATCAATTCTGATAACAATCAAATACACGATATTTTACACAATTTATATTATGATATTTTAAACATTGAGTTTAATTTATACCCGTGGACAAGAAACTTGTGTAAGTATGGTGATTTCTTTTTGAAATTAGATATTAGTGAAAAGTTTGGTATCACCAATGTTGAACCTTTATCAAGTTATGATGTAAATAGAGTAGAGGGAGAAGACCCAGAAAATCCTTATTATACAAGGTTTGTATTGGAAAGTGGAGATATAAGACAAACAAATCAAGGTATGAAAACCGAATTTGAAAATTATGAAATAGCTCACTTTAGAATGATTTCCGATTCAAACTTCTTACCATACGGCCGTTCTATGTTAGAGGGTGGTAGAAAAGTATGGAAACAATTATCACTTATGGAAGACGCTATGTTAATCCATAGAATTATGAGAGCTCCAGAGAAGAGAATATTCAACATTGATATTGGTAATATACCACCAGCAGAGGTTGACCAATATATGCAAAAGATAGTAGGACAAATGAAGAAAGCTCCTGTTATAGATGAAAACTCTGGACAATACAATTTAAAATATAATATTCAAAATATCACAGAAGACTTTTTCTTACCTGTTCGTGGTGGAGATAGTGGAACAAAGATTGAAAATCTTGCTGGTTTAGAATATCAAACAACAGAAGATATTGAATATTTAAGAAACAAATTATTAGCTTCATTAAAGATACCACAGCCTTTCTATGGTTATGCTGAGAAAGCAACTGAATCTAAAGCTACATTAGCGGCAGAAGATGTTCGTTTCGCAAGAACTATTGAAAGAATACAAAGAATATTGGTTAGTGAATTAACCAAGATTGGTATCGTTCATTTATACTCACAAGGATATACTGATGCAGATTTAGTTGATTTTGAAATTGAATTAACAAATCCATCTAAAATCTATGAACAAGAAAAATTAGAGTTGTTAGGACAACGAATTACAGCGTTCAATGATTTAACTGCAGAAAATTCAGTAACATCTAAAGATTGGGCGTATAAACAAATTTTTGGATTTTCAGATGAAGAAATTAAAAACTTTGAAAATCAGATTGTAGAAGACAAAAAAACAGAATTTAGGTATGAGTCAATTAAGACAGAGGGTAATGACCCTAAACAAGCCGCAGAAGAGGAACAACAACAAGGTGAAGAAGAACTCGCAAGTAGAACTGGAACTGAATTAGGACCAGAAGGTGGTTCTCCTGAAGGCGGTTGGGAAGGTGCTGGTAGACCAAAAGAGATGCCACACTACGGAAAAGACGGAAGTGCAAGAGGTCGTGACCCATTAGGGAAACACGATAGGAAAAAAGCAAGTAGTTCCAGTCCAAAATACGGTAAAGCGTATAGAGAATCATTAGGTTTAGACAAACTAAAGTCTAAAGTTGACAAGAAAATACTAAATGAAACGGTAGATGTAGAAGAGGAATACGAAAAAGAGGTTTCTTCGTCTATTAGTGATAATTAATTGATAAATAATTTACAAACTTTATATTTATAATTGATAGAATATATCAATAATTAAATTGGTGTTTGCAAACGGAGTAAGGAATTTATATGTCCCAAAAAATAAAACATTCTAAAATAAAAAATACAGGTTTACTATTTGAAATTTTAACAAGACAAGTTACCGCAGATATTTTAGATGGAAGAGAATCAAAGTCGGTTAATTTATTGAAGAAATACTTCAACGAAAATACCGCATTAGGTAAAGAAAAAGAACTTTACGATATACTTTTAACTAATTCTTATAAAGATGAAAGACGAGCAGAAAAATTATTAGAAGCCGTAGTAAAAACAAGACAAAGAATCAGTAATAAAGAATTAAAATTAGAAAAATATAATTTAATCAAAGAAATTTCAGAAACTTTTTCAGCTAAAGACTTTTTTAATACAAGAGTATCAAATTATAAAACTTTAGCATCTATTTATAAATTGTTTTTAACTGAAACAACAAAAATAGATTTTAATCCAAAACAAGTTGTTGAGACAAGATTTACTATTTTAGAAGGTATTACTTCTAAACCAAGAACAGCAAAACCAAGTCAAATTTCAGAAACATTGAGAAAAGAAGAAAGAGATACTCAATTATTATCATACGAAATTTTGGTTGATAAATTCAACAAAAAATATTCCAATTTATCAGAATCACAAAAATCACTTCTTAAAGAATACATCAATAATGTATCTAATTCAAATTCTTTTGGGGAGTTCATAAATGAAGAAATAATAAAGGTTGTAAACGAGTTAAAACCATTACTCAAAAAAGTAAATGATAAAGTGGTAAAAATAAAGTTAACTGAAGCTATCAATCAAGCAAAAAACTTTACAACCAAATCAGTAGTTAAAGATAACCAAGTTGTTACTTTAATGCGATATTATGAACTTATAAAGGAATTGAAAGATGTCACAAAAGTTAAAAACACTTAAAGAAAAGTTAAGACAAGCTATCTATTTAGAGTTGTTAGAATATGACAATCTTAATACTCGCAAAGAAAAAGAGCTTGAAGAAAGAATTAACTTATTTGTAGAAAAAAACACACCGACTAATCCTTCAAAATGGTCTTATTATAAATCACAAGCTAAAAAGAAATTTGATGTCTATCCAAGTGCTTACGCTAATGCTTGGGCAGCAAAACAATACAAAGCCGCTGGTGGTGGTTGGAGAAAGTCAGAAAATATTGAAGAAGCTTCAATGACTGGTAATTTAGACGGAGGTGAGGGGCCACCAAAAACACCTTACGCTTTTCAATCAAAGAAAAAAAGAGGTCAAGATAAAAAGAAAGAAGATGAGATTTCAACTAACTCAACTGGATTTACAAAAGTAAACGAAGCTCTAAACGATAGTGGTGTTAAAGAATTTAAAAGAGAATTAGCGATTGATGTCAAATATGTTAAAGCATTATCTAAATTAATTAACAAGAAGTCGGTTGGAAAAGCTACAGAAAAAGATGACCAAATAATAAGTAGTCTTACAAATCTTCTTCAAGGTCGTTTTAGTGGACTTGCAAATATGTTAAAGAATAAAAATTTAAACGAAGTTACTAATAAAGAAATTAATGCATTAAGAAGTCTTGTAAACGGTATTGGTAAACTAAAAAAAGATTTCTCAAAAGCAACTTATATTGGTGATAAAGAACTTAGGAAAAGAGATTACAATAAACATTATGAAACACTTCTGAAAGCTGAAAAAGCAATGGTAAAACTTATGCAACTTTTCAGAAACAAACAAATGTTAGGTGAAGGTCGTTATCATCAATGGAGAAATGATGAATCATTATCACCAAAACAAAAAATTGGTCGTTCAATGAGAGAAGTAAGAGATTCATTAAACGGATTATCAAAAACAATTGATATGAGTGTTAGATTAAAAAATGAGTTAAAAGTAGATACAACAGATTATTGGAAAACAACTCATAAAGCATTAGGAAAGATTTCAGAAAGATTAGTAAAATTAGCAAACAAAGTAGGAAAATTACAATGAAACAATTAATAGTAGATTATTTACCATTTGAGATATCAGCTCAACAAATTAATGAATCCATTAAAACAAATGATGGAAAATTAGTTGTAAAAGGTGTTTTACAAAGAGCGGAATCACAAAATCAAAATGGTAGAGTATATCCAAAAGATTTATTGATGAGAGAAGCAAAAAAATATACAGAAAACTTCATCAATCAAAAAAGAGCACTTGGTGAATTAGACCACCCAGATAGTTCAGTAGTAAATTTACAAAACACATCACATAATGTAACTGAAATGCATTTTAATGGTGATGATTTGGTAGGTACTGTTGAAGTATTGGGAACACCAAGTGGAAATATTTTAAAAGAATTATTCAAATCAGGAATTAAATTAGGAATTAGTTCAAGAGGTTTAGGTTCAGTTGAATCAGTTGGTGACGGAAGTCAACAAGTTCAACCAGATTTTGAGTTAATAGCATTTGACTTTGTATCAAATCCTTCAACTCACGGAGCATTCCTATCACCTGTAAATGAATCAGTTGATAAAAATCAACAATATGAACAAAGACCAGATTGTGGAATTTGGTGTAAAACAGAACAATTAATACACGATATCATTACGGAAAAATAAATGTCAGTTTACAAAAGTATAATAAAAGAATCTATTAACGAAAGAAGTTATGGAGATGAACACTTTTGGGAAATGTCAAGAGGTATGAACAATATTCAAAAAAAAGTATTATCAAATTTAATTGATGAATATGAAATGGGTAGAGTATTATATATGTTCCAAACCAATCCAAAAGAGTTTAAATCAGCAATTAATTCTGGTGTTAAACTAATGAAATCTAAAAAACTTAGGGTAAAGAAATGAAAATACAAGTAGAACAACTAAAACAAATAATTCGTGAAGAAATAAGAGATGTAAAAAATTCTCTATTAACAGAAGTTTTCCAAAGTGATACTTTGAGAAAATTAGCTAGTTCAAGAATAAATCGTGATTTCTTTTCAGCCACAGCAAAAAGATATGGTATTGAGTGGGATAAAGTTGAAGACCATCAAATTGAAAGATTAAGAACACCAAAGAAAAAAGGAATTGCTTTTGCAATCGCTGGTAAAAATATAGAATATTTACCA